TTGACCGCAGCGCGCGTGCTCTGCGCGGGGATGATGCGGGTGAGTAAACGCAAAAACAACACTTTTGAGAGCTTTTCGGAAAAGCAGCTTCGGGTGCTCTCGTGGTGGTGCCCATCGAGCCCGGACAGGAATTTTGACGCGATAATCTGCGACGGCGCGGTGCGCTCCGGCAAGACGGTGTGTATGTCCGTTTCATTTGTCGCGTGGGCGTTTTCGGCGTTTGACGATACATCTTTCGCGCTGTGCGGCAAGACGGTGACTTCGCTTAGAAGAAACATAATCACGCCGATTCTGCCCGTGCTGCGCCGCCTCGGCTTCGACTGCCGAGAAAAGCTGTCTCAGCATCTGGTGGAGATAGAATACTCCGGCAGGCGCAACCGATTTTATTTATTTGGGGGCAAGGACGAGGGCTCGGCGGCGCTCATTCAGGGCATGACACTTGGCGGCGTTCTGCTCGACGAGGTCGCCCTGATGCCGCGGTCGTTTGTTGAACAGGCTCTCGCCCGGTGCTCGCTCGACGGCTCGAAGCTGTGGTTCAACTGCAACCCCGATACGCCTCTGCACTGGTTCTATGAGGAGTGGATAAAAAAGAGCGAAGAGAAAAATTGTCTGTATCTCCACTTCACCATGGACGACAATCCGTCGCTCACGCCCGCGATAAAGCGCAGATACGAGAGCCTTTACAGCGGCGCGTTCTATGACCGTTTCGTACTGGGCAAATGGGTCGCAGCGCAGGGGCTCGTCTATCCGTTCTTTTCGCGTTCGGTTCATGTCGCGGAGCCTGCGGGCATACCGTCGCGCTACTTCATCTCCTGCGATTACGGTACGGTCAACCCGTCGTCGTTCGGACTCTGGGGCGAGTACGGCGGGCGGTGGTACAGGCTGAGCGAATACTATTTCGACAGCCGCAGAGAGGGCGAGCAGCGCACCGACGAGGAGCATTACGCCGCGCTCGAACAGCTTGCGGGCGACCTCAACATAGAGGCGGTCATAGCCGACCCCTCCGCCGCGAGCTTTCTCGAATGTATCCGCCGCCACGGCAGGTTCCGCGCCGTGCCCGCAAAGAACGATGTTATAGACGGCATCCGCCGCGTTTCGGATGCCCTCAAGGAGCGGCACATCCTTTTCTCGCAGTCATGCACGGACTGCCTTCGGGAATTTTCCCTCTACAGATGGGATAACACTGCCGCACGCGATGCTCCGAGAAAGGAATACGACCACGCCATGGACGATGTGCGCTATTTCGTCTCCACAGTGCTCGCGCACGAAGAGGACGGCTTTTTCGCGCTCGCCATGAGCAGATGACGGCCGGGGCGGTCGGCCGTCATGAAAAGGAGGAATAACAATAAATCCGTTCAAAAGAAAGAAAACCGCTCCCGAGCCTGCTGCGGTGCAGACCTCGGCGCGCCCTGCGTCCGGTCTCGGGCTGCTCGACAGCTACACTCCGCTCGGCGGAAATCAGACGCGGCTCTATTACGCCCTGCGCGAAGCGGTGCCGATAATCGACACCGCCATATTCAAAACTGTCCGCCTGACGGGCGGCTTTGAAGTCAGATGCGCCGACGAACGCCTGCAGCATAAGCTCGACCATTTCGTTCGCAATGTCCCCGTCGGCGGCAACCAGTGCGGACTCGAAAGCTTTGTTTCAACCTATTTCGAGCAGCTGCTGACCTGCGGCACGGCGGTCGGCGAGATGGTGACGGACGCAGACGGGCATATCGCGGCGCTCTTTAACTCTCCGCTTGAAAATATCGAGCTTCGCCGCGCCTCGGACGGAGTCGGAGTTGATATCTTCTCCGCCTCGTGTGTCGGGATGCCGTCGCCGGTCAGGCGACCCGAGCTTGTATTGCTGTCTGTGCTCAACCCGCAGCCCGGCGAAGTCTGCGGTTGTTCGATGCTCAAAGGCCTGCCGTTTGTCAGCGGGATACTCATGAAAATCTACAAGACTATCGGGCTCAACTGGGAGCGCATGGGTAACATCCGCTTCGCGGTCACATATAAGCCGCAGAACGACTCGCTCGACCGCGCATATGCCAAAGAGCGCGCCATGCAGGTGGCTAAGGAGTGGAGCGAGGCGATGCAGACGGGCGGCGCGGTAAAAGATTTTGTCGCCGTCGGCGATGTTCAGATAAAAGTTATCGGCGCGGACAATCAGATTCTCGACAGCGAGGTGCCCGTGCGCCAGATGCTCGAACAGATAGTCGCGAAAACGGGGCTTCCGCCGTTCATGCTCGGCCTGTCATGGTCGTCGACGGAACGCATGTCGACCCAGCAGGCTGACGTGCTCACCAGCGAGATCGACGCATACCGCCGCATTCTGACACCCGTCATCGAGCGCATATGCCGCACATATCTGCTCTTCGAGGGAACGCCCTCGCAGGTGACGGCTGAGTGGGACGATGTGACTCTTCAGGACAATGTTGAGCTTGCACGCGCCGAGCTCTATGCGGCGCAGGCGGAAAAAATCAGAAAAGAGATTGAAAACGGGGAGTGATAACTACGCAGAACAGCGTTCTTTCAGGCGCTCCGACTCCGCAGGAGCTGGAGCTTATCAACAATTATACCGTAAAACCGCTGAGCGCCGACGAGGTCTATACTTTCGGTATCGTGCTTTGCGACAATGAGATCGACCGCGACTTCGAACGCTTCGATATTCCCGCGCTCGAAAAGCTCGCCGAGCTTTTTGTCGGCAAGACGGGGATATTCGACCACAGCATGAGCGGCAGGGATCAGACGGCGAGGATATTTTCCTGCCGCGTCGAGACGGACGAGAGCAAAGTGATCTCGGCGGGCGAAAAATACACGAAGCTCTGCGCGAGAGCCTATATGCCGCGCAGCGAGAAGAATGCGGCGCTCATAGAGGAGATAGACGCGGGGATAAAGAAAGAGACGAGTGTCGGCTGCTCGGTCGGCAGAAGCGTCTGTTCAATCTGCGGCAAGGACGGGCGAACCGATTCGTGCGCCCACATAAAGGGCAGGGAGTACGGCGGCAAGCTCTGCCACAGGATACTCTGCGACCCGACGGACGCCTATGAGTGGTCGTTTGTTGCCGTGCCGGCTCAGCCTGCGGCAGGCGTTACTAAGTCTTACCGCGCGGACGAGCAGACGGTGAAAACAGTCAAACGCCTCTCCTGCGCCAATGAGGGAGTGACCCTCACAAAGGCGGAGGCGGCGGGGCTTTACGGCTATATCGACGAGCTCGAACAGCTCGCCCGCGAGGGCAAAGAGTACCGCGAGGAGCTCATATGCGATGTGATACGCATGGGCGCGGCGGCTCTGCCGGATATGCGCGGCGAGAGCCTCTCGGCGATATGCGGCACCCTCGGGCTCGAACAGCTCAGAGAGCTCAAAAAGGCTTTCTCGGGCGGCGGAAGACTCAACAGCCAGCTCTCGTCAGCCAAGCCCGAAACGCACTCGGGCAACAGCGAGTTCAGAATTTAAAGGAGGATAATTATGTCAGTTTCAACTAAAGGTTTTTGTGAGAATGTTCTCACGTTCAAGGCGGCAAGCGGACTCAAGGCGGGCGTGCCCGTCGCGGTCAGCGCAAACGATACCGTTTCGGCGGCAGGCGCGGACGCAAAATTCTGCGGTGTCAGCGTGAATGTAAACGGCGGATATGCGGGCGTTCAGCTCTCGGGTGTTGTCACCATGCCCTATACGGGTACGGACGCCCCGGCGGTCGGCTATGCGGCTCTCGCATCGGACGGCGCGGATGGAGTCAAGGCGAGCACAAAGGGCAACACATATCTCGTGCTCAGCGTCAACACAACCGCCAAAACAGTGAGCTTCATGCTCTGATTCTGAAAGGAGAATAATATGACTGCTTTTGATAACATCAGACTTGAAAAAGGTCTCTATGCTTCCGGTGATTTCACCGGCGCACTCGAAAAAATCGACCCCTCGGAGAACTACAGCGGCACCGCGCTCGAGGGTCTTGACGCATATCAGCGCCAGCTCAAGCGCTTTGATATAAAGGTCAGCGGAGCGGGCAGCGACGTTGTCGACAAGTTCTTCAAGACCTCCGATTCCGCCGTGCTCTTCCCCGAGTATGTTTCCCGTGCCGTCAGGCAGGGTATGCAGGAGGCAAATGTCCTGCCGCGCATCGTTGCATCAACCACGGTTATAGACTCACTCGACTACCGCTCGATAGCCTGCGAGCCGAGCGACGATGAAAAGGAACTCAAAGTCGTCGCCGAGGGCGCGTTCATCCCTGAAACCAGCGTCAAGAGCAAGGCGAACCTTGTTCATCTGAAAAAGCGCGGCCGTTCGCTTGTCGCTTCCTATGAGGCCGTCCGCTTCCAGCGCCTTGATCTGTTCACAGTTACCCTGCGCCAGATCGGCGCATATATCGCGCGCACTCAGCTCAGCGACGCGGTCGATGTGCTCATAAACGGCGACGGCAATGATAACGCCGCCTCCAACACCGCCGTCGCATCCTCAGGCAAGCTTACCTACACCGACCTTGTCAACTTCTGGAATCTCTTCGATCCCTATGAGCTCAACACGATTATTGCCGCTCCCGCGCAGGTCGCGCAGATGCTCGGCATTACTGAGTTCAGGGATGCTGCGGCAGGGCTCAATTTCCATGCGACGGGCGAGGTCATAACTCCTCTCGGCGCAGATCTTATAAAGGGCTCGTGTGTGCCCGCGGGCAAGATAATCGGTATCGACCGCAGCTGCGCCCTCGAGATGGTCACGACAGGCCCTGTCTCCACCGAGTATGACAAGCTCATCGACCGCCAGCTTGAGCGTGCGGTTATAAGCTCGACGGCGGGCTTTGCAAGGATATTCGACTCCGCCGCGCGCACCCTTACCGTCTGACGGCGGGGGTGAGAGCATGATAACTCAGTGGAGCGTACTCTCCCTGTTAAAACAGCTTACGGACATCGGCGAGGAAGAAGAAAAAGTCTGCCTCGGGATAGCTCTGAGCTCCCTTGAACGCGTGAATTCGCGATTGAAGGCCGATGCGGACAGGGACGATGTCCGCATTGCTCAGGCGGCTGCGGGGCTTGCGTATTATGCGCTCTGCGTGCGCCGCGCGGGCAGCGCCGACGGCATACAGAGCTTCAAGGCGGGCGATATCTCCGTCGAAAAGAGTGCGGACAGCTCGCTTAAATTCGCTGCATCCGTGCGCGACAGCGCGCTCGCGGAGCTGACTCCGCTGCTGAGCGACGACGGCTTTTTCTGCTGCGGGGTGGAGATATGAACCTCTCGGCGGAATTTGAAAAGTGGGGCAGAACGCTCGTTATCGAGAACACCGACTCCACTCAGACCGCGCCGTTCAAGGGCTTTATTCAGCCGCTGAGATACAAAAACAAGATGTATCTCTACGGCGTAAACACCGAGATAGGCTACAATTCGCAGGGCTATTATCTCTATATCGGTCCGCCCGAGCATGACCTGACGGTCAACGAGGACGCGCTGATAATCGACGGCGATATAAAATACCAGATCGACCGCGCGGAGAAGATAAAGTTCGGTGAAGAGGTGCTCTATGTCTGGGCGGTCGTGCGGACGGTCGTCGAGATAACGGAATAACTCAAAGGGTCGCCGGGGTTTTCCCGGCGACCCGATAAGGAGGTTTTTTATGAGTACGATAAGTGTTCTTCCCTCGCAGATAGCTAACTGGCTGTCCGAGCAGACGAGACTGAGCGGGATAAGATTCATAACTGAATATCCCGCCGTCAAAAAAGAGATACCGCTAAAGCGCGTGACCGTCGCGGTCGGAATAGGGGAGATGGATATAGTCGACAGCTTCACCGCGAACGACGAGGGTGTGTTGGTCAAGAATGAATACTGCCGCCTCGCAACTATAAAGATAAAGCTTGCCATCCATGTCCCTTACAGCAGGGGCGGCGCTGCCTGCCACGATGTGCTGACGACTATAATCGACTGCCTGACCTTCGACACAGATTTGAACGTTGTCGAGTCCGGCTGTTCGGGCATCAAGGCGGACAGGGACACCGACGCCTTTGTCCTCGACGCATATATACTCATGCAGGCGGATTTCTGCCCCGCAGACACGACCGGGCTCAACTTCCACTGCTTCCTCGACAAGACTCTGCTCTGCGGCTCGCATATCCGCGATACCGTCAAGCATGTCACCGCCGAGGATAAGGCTCTGTGGAACGCGCCTGTAAAAATCGGCTCATATACGGGCACGGGTGCAAAAAGCCGTTCTGTAAAAGTCGGCTTCAAGCCCACCGCCGTATTTGTTTTTTGCAGGAGTATGCCCGCCGCTATAGCTGATTTTTCGGGCTCATCAACAAACTGCTATGTTGCCGCCGCGACTCAGGCGGGCGGTATGCCGGGACTCAGCATCTCCTCCGACGGCTTCAGCATCAGCACGGCGAGCGATGTCAACGGGAGCAAAAATCTTCTCAATGCGCTGGGTATGACCTATATATACATCGCGCTTAAAATATAAATTTGCTGACCTTTTTATCGGACAGAACTTTTTCTTCCCGCTTTCTGAATGTGACTGTGCATCATTTAGTGCAAATTTTGGGGTGCAATCGGTCGCAAAATAAATATTTTCCCGTTGACAAATATCTGATGTGTTACTATAATTATAAGCATAGATACAAACAAATGTTCGAGAAAGCGAGGAGATGAGCAAATGTCAAAAAGAAGTGTCGAGGCGGCGATGGATTTCTCGTTTCCGACTCCTGAAGAGCGGCGGGCGGCGATGTGCGTCTGCTGCGGCTCGCACTGCCCGGGCTGCGAATCGCCGGACGACTATGCGTGGCGGCGCAGGGATGTTGACTTGTCCGTGCTCGCCGACGAGGTGATAAAAACAAGGCTTACGCCGCGCGAGAGGCAGGTCACGGAGGCATATTGGTTCGACGGCTCGACGATATCCACGATAGCTCAGAAATTGGGCGTGTGCCCGTCGAGCGTGTCGCGATGCCTCGACAAGGCGCAGAGAAAGATATATGACGCGCTGAGTTTCACTGTAAAATATCAGCACGATATAGAATCCGTCGAATTTCTGCCGATAGCCGTCAGGCGCGCGCTCGCCGTGAGCGCGGCAAAGCGATATGAGCCGAACACCCTGGGTGGGCGTATAAAAAAGCTTCGGTGCAGCGAGAACATAGGCGAACAGCTGCTCTGCGATGCGCTCGGAATGCAGATAAGAACATTAAGAATGGTAGAAAACGGCGAAAAAGAGCCGACTTTGCATCAGCTCACGCAGCTTGCCGGATTTTTCGGCACAACGGCCGACTATCTTTTGAAAGGAGAAGACAAATGACTTTCAACAGAACTCTTTCACAGCTTGCCGACGAGTATTTTGAGCAGGCGCAGGTGCTCGACGGGATTATAGCAAGGCACAGAAAACGTCTTTCGGCTCTGCCGAATCCCGAGACGAGCGACGAGGCATATAAAATTAAAACTCTGCTCAATGTGCTCTATAAAGAGCGCAGGGACGTTCTGGAAACGGCGAACTATCTCAAGTACAACTATTCCGGGGAGGAAAACAGATGAGAGATATAAAAATAACAATACTTTCGGACGGAACGGCTCGGATTGAAGAGCCGTTCTGTTTTTGCGGAGAGCATAACGCGGCGCGGCTTTGCATCACGCTCAACGACGAGCTGAAAACAGACGCTTCGTATTATCTTCTGAGCTTCGATGTCTACGGATTGAGCCGCCGCATCGTGTCGAATATTATCAGCGGCGCAAACAGCACTCCCGCCTATATAACCGGCGGCATTATATATTGCCCTCTGCCCGAGGCGCTGACTTAAACGGGCGAGCTGACCGTTCAGGTCGAGGCGCATAAGCGCAATGACCTCGAGGTGACAAGAATAACCAAGTCCGCCGTGTTCACCCTCGGCTTTGAGCCGTCTGTTATGGGTATTGACGGCGAGCTTGAAGAGGAGTGCGGCATTCTGCCCGAACTCGCCGCCGCAGTGGAGAGTATGCGGGATTTAAAAGCCTTGTTCGGCGGGACGACCGATTTAAAGGCAGTCATAATAAATTCCCTCGGCTTCACTCCGCAGGCTCCGCCATCGCAGTATACCTACAGCACTGCGCAGGTGTCTGCGACGCTCAACGACAATGCGGAATACCGCATGACGGGGCTTCAGACGCTGACGGTTCAGTATCCCGAGGACGCAAAATTTGAGTGCTGGATGCGCCTGAACTTCGCGGCGAGCGGCGATATAACGGTCACTCTGCCTGCGGGCACCGGATATATCGGCACTGCGCCGGATTTTCACAACGGCGAAACATGGGAGCTGAGCTTCAAAGACAAAATTTTGGCGGCGCAGAAGGTCGGTGAGGGCACTTGATAGGACGAAGAAAATTCTTTTCGCGTGCCGCGCGGCATATCGAAGGTCTGCCGGATGACTTCACTCCCGTGAGCTTTTTGCAGTCCTCGGGCAGCCAGTATATCGACACCGGGCGCAAGTTGACGCAGGATTCTGATATCACCATAGATTTCAGCATAGTCGGTGAAATATACAGGGACGCGGGCATATTCGGGTCGCGCCAGAGCGCGTTGAAAAATAATCTTACGCTGTTTCAAAACAAAAATCCGATTGTTTTCTCCGGCGACTTTTCCGAGTATCAAAAGCACCGTTTTTCGGTGGCTTCATCATTGGAACGAACAAAAATCCAAATAAACAAAGCCGGCGTGTGGGTCAATGATATTTTAAAAAAATCTTGGAGCGATGTCGCCGACTTCGAGACGCCGACAAACGGATTGATATTTGACGTCGGCAACAACAACTGGACGAACAATAAGGCTGTTATGCGGTTATATAGCTACACCGACGGCGATGCACAGCGGCTTGTCCCGTGTCTCGATGCAAACGGTGTGCCGTGCCTTTATGATCTTATAGGCAAAATGGCGCTCTATAATCAGGGCGCGGGCAGCTTCACATGGGGGTGAAAATATGATATACGGAAAACTGGTCGGCGGTGCTCTGCACGGTGCGCCGAGACCGATAAAAACAAGCGAGGGCGATGTTTTTACTACTGACCCCAATTTGCTTTTGCACTACGGCTACAAGCCGATAATCACGGCGGAATATTCGTCCGACGGCGGGTATTACACCGAGTCGTGGACAGAGACGGAATCCCAGATAAAGCAAATCTGGACGGCCGCCGAGCCGCCCGAGGACATATCGGCGGACGAGGCGCTGAATATTATCACAGGGGGTGCGGATATATGACACGGACGCAGGCAAAACGCTTTCGCGAGATGATAACAAGAGCCGCCGCGAAGCTGACAAACGCCGAAGCTCTGACAAGTACCAGCCTATTTGAACCGTGGAGCGGCGAAAAGTATTATTCTATCGGCGACAGGGTGCGCGACGGCGGGAAGCTCTATCGCTGCTACAACGCGATATCCGCCAATCCCACATGGCGTCCGAGCGTAACCCCAGCGCACTGGGAGCCTATCACGGTCGGCGAGGACGGCACTGTGAGCAACCCGATTACAGCTGCCGCTGGTATGCGGTATTTTAAAGACAAGTACTATATCGACGGCGGCAAAATTTACAGATGCACAAGAGACGACAGCGGCGGCGAGGGCACGGTCATGCACTATCTGCCGTCGCAGCTTGTGGGCATTTACTTCGAGGAGGTGATTTGAAATGAATACGGAGCAGTTTGTAAGTTTAATTAAGCGTATCGTTGCAGAGTATGCAAACGCTCATTTAGATAAAAGCGATTGCAAGGAAATCACGGAAAACGATGTTTTCATTGTGTGGTTGTGTAAAACCTTACAGAATAGCAAGGCTTTGGCGAGCACAACGCTTTTTGACGGGATGTACTATGAGATAACATACAATGGAGACAAGCAGGAACTCTATTTGGATGCCTACAAAAAGTGGGAAAACAAGTGCATTAAAGCTGAGGAGGTGACTACATGAGCGGTGTAAACATCTTCTTGACGATTCTTAGTGCGTGCGGGACTATATGCGCAATAATCTTTGGCTATATCGCCTATAAGCGGAACGGCAAAAGTGACAACAAAGACGAGGGCAAGAAAGATGGTGTCGTTTTAACGGAACTCGGATACATCAAAAGTGGCGTTGATGACATCAAGAGAAAGCAAGAAAAGCAGGATGACCAAATCGGTAAGGTGATTGAGCGGCTGAGTTCTGTCGAATCGTCCGCCAAACAGGCGCACCACAGGATCGATACGATCGAACAGCAGCTTTATAAAAAATAAGGAGGTTATTTATCATGACGAACAAAGAACTCGCAGCGAAGGTGAAAGATATCGCGCTGCACTACAAGACGCTTTATGTGAACGGCTGCTTCGGCGCACCGCTTACGGCATCCAACAAACAGCGTTATTGCAACAATAACGACTACAACAGAGACCCGAGCAGACAGAAGATGATAAAAGCGGCATCAGCTGACACCTTCGGTTTTGATTGCGTCTGCCTTATAAAGGGCGTGCTTTGGGGTTGGACGGGCGATAAGTCCAAACCCTACGGCGACGCGAAGTACGCTTCGAACGGTGTGCCGGATATCAATGCGGATGCGATGATCCAGAAGTGTACAGGCATCAGCACAAACTTCAGCAAAATCGAAATCGGAGAAGCCCTGTGGTCTCCGGGGCATATCGGCGTGTACATAGGTGAAGGGCTTGCAGTCGAGTGTACGCCGCGCTGGAAGAACTGCGTGCAGATAACCGCCTGCAATTGCGACAAACCCGGTTACAATCGCCGCAACTGGTCGAAGCATGGTAAGCTGCCGTATGTCAAATATGTCGCTGACGCGGCACAGACGAAGCCTCAAGGCACAAAGAAATCCGTCGATGAGGTCGCTCACGAAGTAATCAACGGTCAGTGGGGCAACGGTGCCGACCGTATGACGCGCCTGCGCAATGCCGGGTATGACCCGAACGAGGTTCAAAAGCGTGTAAATGAAATCGTTTACAGTCAGAAAAAGCCGGCTAAAAAATCCGTTGACACCGTTGCCCGCGAAGTTATCGCCGGTAAGTGGGGCAATGGCGCGATTCGAAAAATCAGACTCAAAGCGGCGGGCTATGATCCTGCCGAAGTTCAGAAGAAAGTAAATCAGCTGCTCAAATAAGGAGGACAAGCATATGGAATACATAAAAGCATTTTGGGACAGCTGTGGAATGGGCATCCTTTGCACCATTCTGACAGCTATAGCATCATACCTCGGCGTATGCGCGAAGAAGCTCTTTCAGAAGTATTTTGACGACAAGACGAAGAAAGCGGTTGCCAAGACCTGCGTCGAGGCTATCGAGCAGCTCTACAAGGATCTGCACGGTCAGGAGAAATATGATAAGGCTGCTGAAGCAATCGTTGAGATGCTGAATGAAAAGGGCATAACGATTACCGACCTTGAGCTGAAAATGCTGATAGAAGCCACGGTGAGCAAATTCAATGAAGCGTTCCGTAAAGACTACGGATTTGATGATGTCACAGAGGAGGTAACAAAATGATAACTGCTATTGTTTTTAACCTCATGAACATGCTCGGGCTTTATGGAGCTTGGGCGGTAGTACAGATTCTAAAACTCTTCGGAGCGATTTAAAAGTTTTTCGGAGCGATTTAAAACACGACCGGGCAGGGGAGAAATCCCTTGCCCGGTTTTCTGCTTTATAAAGTACGCAGCCCTCGGTCTGACCGAGAGCCACACGAAATAGGATATAGAGCCGGAGGCTCTTTAGTTATATTATAACATTATATGCTTTGAAAATCAAGCAATGTTTGCGCCGGCAAAAATCGACAGTTACTACAGGGTTACTACGGATTTCATTTTGAGTGCATTGAAATAGAAATGAAAAAAGCCTTGAAACCGTTGATACACAACGATTTCAAGACTTATCTTTTGGTGATCCATCGGAGATTCGAACTCCGGACACCTTGATTAAAAGGCAATCGGAAAGCGCGTAAAAATAGCTCGTATCAAAGCAGATTTAACGCAGGAAAAACTTTCCGAATTAGTGGGCGTTTCGCCTACGCATTTAAGCAATATCGAAACCGGCACAACCCGTGTCAGCCTAAACACCATTGTCAGCATTGCAAACGCTCTGAAAATTACAAGCGACGATCTGCTGTGCGATAATGTGATAAAGGCGAAAGTTCAGATTGAACAAGATATTGCACTCGTTTTAGACGACTGCGACGAATACGAAATCCGCATTATTCGGGATATGGCGGTGGCAGCCAAAGAAGCCTTACGCCGTGACGCTCATCTTCGCAAGCTCACCGACTGATAAAATCATATTCTGTTAAAAGATAAAGGGCAAGTCTGCAAAAGACCTGCCCCTTTCTTATCGTGCAAACTCCTGATTCTGTTCGGATTTGACCGCACCCACACGGGAAAAAGCGTTAGGGCTTTGAATACGGTATTCGTCCGGAATATGCTCGATTTCTCCGTCATACACATCAACGAACCGGCTGCCGTTTAATCGGACATAGCCGTGATCGGTATAGGTGCCGCTTTCCTCAAAGCGAATATCGCGCCCGAAACCCTCATAGTCGATATAGTTTGATAGAACGCCCAACGCTTTTGTGTCGTAGCAGCCGCTTTCTTCTATCCAGTAGTAGCCGAGGTCTGAATCGCTCGTAACGCCCGAAAGATAATCGAAACAGTCCATATTCTCGGTGAGATTGATTAAATCCTGTACGCTGCCCGTATATTCTCCCAAGTCCAAAACCGCCTGCCAAAATTCTTCGCTTTCGTCAAGCTCCATAATCTGATTTGCAAGATAGTTCAGTTCGCTTAAACTCTCATATTCTCCGAGCAAATCATAAATGCCGGGGTCGGGACAGTCGTAATCGGTGATAAACCATTCTTCATAACGGCGGTTTATGCCAATCCGCTTGAAAACCTCCTGCATTTCTTCATTACTGATAGGAAACTTCACCCACTCGCCCACGAGCTCGCCCTCGTTGTATTTGCCGAGGTTGGTTACAAAGTCTTCAAAGGCGCAGTCCCTTGAATCGGATAAGTTATACATTGTTATCGCCTCCTTATCGTTCCTGTTCAACCGTGCGCCTTTGGCGGGAAATCGGAAACCCGTAGACTTTGGCAATCTCGTCGCCGAGCCTGCGGGTTATTCTTACAATGTCCGCACGGGTAGCCTTGCCGTAGTAGATTTTCTCTTTCAGATTGTCGATCTGCGCTTCCGAAACCCCGTCCTTATAGGTGCGGTAGAGATAGTGGTTTGTACCGTCGTGGTGGGTAGCATCACAGCGGAAGTCACCGTTTTTATCCACATACCAAGTGGAATAATCGGTGTCGGAATACAGACAGTCACGGATATTGCCGCTGCCGATCTCTTTGTACCCCATACGGCGGCCGTTCCAAAGTCCCAAATCACCGACAACGAGAATCGGGCGGGATAGCTGAATGTTCAGATTGATACGCTCATCGTCCAGATAATCGCCGTTGATTTCATACATCAGTTCCATACGCTCATTTTCGGAAAGTTCGGGATATTGTTCTTCCAAATCGTCTTTCCAGTCGTCATAGTCAAGGTCGTTGCTCCAAATAATGTGCCTGCCGTCATTCATCGTGCCTCACCTCTGTCTTTCTGTTTCGGTTTGCGTGGATTGCCGTTTTCGTCATAATTTTTTGGGTCGGCGGCGGGAACACTCCAACCGAACATGGAACCGGCAAGCATAGCCGCCTCCTGCGCTTTGGTAACGCCGAATCTGCGGTTCATATCGTCGGCGTATTTCCGTGCGGTATCGGAATCGACGCTCGGCATTTTTAGTGGCGTATAACCGTGCTCGCCCTGAAAAATCTTAATGACCTCGCCGCTCGACGGGTGCACCGTAAAACATAATTCGGGCATGGGTGGTTCAGCGGGGGCATAGAACGCTCCGTTATTCTCCATACGCTCGGCAAACTCGCAGATGTGATAGATACTTTTACCGATCACCGCATGGGTTTCGTCGATATAGCGGCAGTATGCTTTGATTTTTTCGCCGTCCGCATGGGTAATGATGATATGACCGCCGTCGGGAATACGAAAAAGTTCGTGATACCGGCTGTCGATAAAGCGGATTCCCTGCGCCGCTTTCTCCATATGAGCGTTGAGATAGTCGGAAACATAGGCGTAACAGTAGAAATTGTTGTCGCCGGGGGTGGGAATACAGCGGAAAAGATAGGTGTATTGCTCGGTGTCAACCCGATAACCATATTCACGGCTGAAATTCCCCATAAATCTTCCGTCAGGGTGTCCGTAGCAGTATTCCAGCATGGAATCCCGGTCACGGAGCAGACCGATTTTCCGCAGTTCGTCAATCACGGAATCAAATTCGGCGGCAAATTCGGGGGTTCGGTAGCGGTTGATCTGATCTTCAAATTCGGGATAAAAGGTGCTGCCGCTGTTTCCGAACTCGCCCCGCAGCAGCGTGATACAGCCGCTCTGCGCCATAATCTGATAGCTTTGCGTGTAGGCGTAATCCCGTTCCTGCGGGAGCATTTCACGGATATTCAAATTCATTGGTTTTCTCCCTCGCTTTCTGTCATAAGGAACTGTCCGAACTCGGTAAAAGCGTACCAGTTGGTGCGGTCAAAACGGCTTTCGTTGAACCGTCCCTTTGTGAGAACACGCCCTGCGACGAGCCGTTTGAGTGCATAGCGGATTTCATCATAGGAGAGATACGGAAAAAAGCCGGTCAACATCTGCACCGAACAGCGAAACCAAACCTTGCCCTCGTGTAACTGCGGCTGACGGGTGCTTTTTTCCTCAATACAATCCCAAATAAAACCTGCCAACACGGCTGCATTGATACCGTATTTCTGCGCTATGTCTGAATGGAAATAGTGAACCATAGTTAAGCCTCCTTTTGTTTTTTCGGAATATGTAAAAGGGGGCGGTTTTGAGCCGCCCCCGGTCGCTATTTCTTCTTTGCTCTGATTTTAAGGAAAATCAAAGCGCCTATGATGAATACGACCAAGCCGATTGCAACAATCGTTTTAAGTTCCATTATTCAGCGTCCTCCTTTTTTCTGTTCTTAAATCCGATCAAACCGAGAGCAACAGCGCCCAGCCCGGAAATACCGAGCAGAGTAAACCAAAAGGCGGGATTGCTGTCGTCGCCTGTTTTCGGGGTGTCACGGAGCTCGTTGTGCATTTCCACCTTTGTGACCGCACCCTCAAACACGCTTGCGGTTTTGTCTGCGGGGAGTACATAGGCGGCAGAAGTGCCGTCCGACACCTCGCTCACGGTGTATTCGCCAATGCGGAGATTTTCAATGAGAATTTCTCCGTTCTTGTCGGTGGTGAAAACTTCGGAATAGCCGTTTGCTCCCGTCACCCGGAAAGAGAATCCCTCCACCTTGCCGTCAGAAGAAGTCTTAACGATTTTGAGAGAACCTACCTGCGGAGCGTTGACGAATCCTTTTCCGGTCTCGTTCTCCACAATAACGGTCTTGCCATGTTCGGTGATCTCAAAATAATAGGCGTTTTCATCGGGATAGAAGCCCTCCGGCGCTTTCTGTTCTTTTACGAAGTAACCGCCGTAGGTGAGGTCGTCCATTTCATAAACGCCGGTGCTGACTTCGGAGAAAGTGCCTAAAAGCTCGTCGGTTTCATCAAGCTCCTTGTTGCCGTTGGAATCACGGTAAACGATAAATTCCGCACCCGTCAGTTTGTTGTCAGGATAGTCCCTGTCGGTTTTCGTGAGCTGCACATTGCCCCGAATCAGCGTATTTTCAATTTCCACCTCAATCACCGCGCCGTCCTTGTCAACCGCTACGGAAAAGGCTTCTTCCGAAAGCACAAAGCCGGTCGGAGCCTCGATTTCACGCACAATCCAGTTTCCATAGGGCACGCCTGCAAAAGAAAAGCTGCCGTCCTCAGCAGAGGTGGCAGTCATCAGAGCATTTTCGGCTGTAAACTCGGTGCAGTCCGGCTTAAACAGACCGATCACCGCACCGCCGAGAGCGTTGCCGCTGTCGTCCTTTTTCAGACCGTGGATTTCTCCGTAAATCAGTTCGTTGCGGATTGCTTCACCGTTATTCGCCTTGATTTCCACAAAGGCGGCGTCCTGTCCCGTATAAGAAAATTCAAACGGGTATTTTTCATCGGAAAGGATATAGTGCTCATCGGCGGAAAGCTCTTTAAAATAGAACTTGCCAAAGGGCAGATCGGTTTTGCAGACGGCGTGACCGTTTTCGTCCACGGAGAGGATTTCAAGCAACCCGTCCGCAGGAATAACCGAACCGTCCGCGGCGGTCAAATCCTCGGCGGCGAACAGGCCAAAGGTGACAGCGGACATTTCGCTGTTTGTGCCGATTCCGAACAACTCATTCTGTTCCAAAATCTTGTCGAGAGAAACAGCCGCTTTTTGTCGCTCATTGTAGAAACCGGCGGCAGTTTCAGTAATTTCGATTTCCTGTCCTGCATAGACAAGCTCGGCGGTGTGGATTTCTTCGTTTAATACCATTCCGTATGGTGCGGTGATCTCCCGGATTTCATATTTCCCGAGGTAAAGCGGTTTGCTTTCGGCAAGTCCCGTATCGTCGGTCGTCACGGTGTCAACCACCTCTCCGGCTGCATAGCGCAGTGTGCCGTCCAAGGTGTAAATATCTTCGGCGGCGGTGATTTCATAAACCGCACCGGCAAGTCCCTGTACGGAATAGACCGGCTGATATATGCCCTCGGATTCGGTGACAGAGGAAAAGACCTCTCCGGTCTTGCTGATTTTGATAATGCCTTTCTGTGCGGTATTCTCCTTGATAACTTCAATCACGGTAATGCCGCCCTCGTCGCTCGAAGCGTCCTGCGTAACATCAAAATACACGGGCTCGCTGTTCAGCGTGTAGCCGTAGGGTGCAAAAACCTCAATCAAAGAATATCCCGAACCGTATTCCAGCGTTTCAGGGGTAATCAAATAACCCTCGTCGTTGGTATAAAAGGTGTCGATGGTAACAGGGGTCGGATAGGTGAAACTCTGCGTAATCAGGCTGCCGTCCGGGCGGTAAAGCTGAAAGCCTGCGCCCGCATAGGGAATGGTTTTGCCGGTTTCAGCGTCCACCTTAACGATTTTGATATACGATTCAAAATTTGCGTTGTTGGCAAGATAACGGTAAACCTCGCCGTCCTCGGAGATATACACATCAAAGTCGGGCAGAAGCTCTCGTCCGTCCCAACCTTTTACTTGGTGAACGGTGTAAATACCATAAGGCAGGTCTTTGGTTTCCGCAAAGCCATTTTCGTCGCAGACAAGCAGATCACGCTCGGTATCTTTGGCGGCGTCATAGCTGCCTGCGGATTTCAAATACACCTCAAATTCTGCTCCAACCTCCGGGGTTTCAAGCAGTGTGTCGCCGTTGTCAGTGTGCTTTATCAGGGCGATTCTGCCTTTAATAACCTGTTCGCTCACATCGTTTGCGGTGGAGTTGTATTCCACGGTGTAGCTTTTCGCTTCTGCTCCGATGTGGTATGCGGTTTCGTCCAGCAAGTACCCCTCGCTCGGCGTGAGTTCACGCACCGACCAGTCATCGCCGCAAACATAATATTTTGTGGTAAACTGTCCGTTTTCATCAGTGGTGTAACTGTCAATCAACTGCTCGCCTTTGTAAATCCCATAGGTCGCGCCTGCAAGAGAAGCATTACCCTGCGGCGCGCCGGTTTCGCTGTCGCTCTTGGTAACGGTGACATTCCACTTTTTCAAAACATTGTGAAAGCTCTTATTGGTTACGGTGTTCCACTCAACCGCCGCCGTCTGCTTATCGGGAACGACATAGCGGATTGCGGTGCCGGTTTCTTCCAGAACATACCCTGTGCCGATCAGGACATCGTTAAAATGCGCCTTGCCCGAACTGTCGGTTACGGCGTATTCGTCCACTTTAAGACCCGAAAGAGAAGTGCCATAGAGGTGAAAGGTTACGCCCTCGTTCAAGCCGTCCTCCGAGGTTTTGGTAACAACGAGATTGCCCCGTTTCAGCACATTGTTGAATGTGACCGTCGCCGTCTGACCGCTCACAACGGTAACACGGCGAACCTCCTGCGGCTCATATCTGTCGTAGCTCTGCTCGGTGACGGTGTAAACGCCGGGAGTGAGGTTGTCGATTTGAATTTCTCCGTTTTTGCCGGTCTGAACGGTTTTATTTACGCCGTTACCTGTAATGGTAAAGGTGATTCCCTCAACAATACCGTCCTCGCTGGTTTTCACGATTTTAGCGGCGCCGTAGCTGACTTTGATATTTACATAGCCTTTTACGGGGTCGCTGACAGACTGTGCATAGGTGACGGTATCTTGGATTCCGCCGTCGGGGCCGTAAATGTTATCCGTCCATGTGATAACGCCTCGTCTTTGGGAGTTTTTCTTTTCGGCGGTAATCATGACGGCGTTGACCGGCGCTTTGTCGGCGGTGATCGTCAGCTTATTGCCGCTTACGGAAAATCGGATTCCCGAATCGCTTGCCGAAAAAGAGAAATTCGAGAGGACATTGTTTTTGTCGGTCAGCGTGGCGGTATATTTCCCGCCGTCCCATGCAAGTTCAATGTTCTGTGCTTTACCTGCTGATTTTGCCATAAAGCTCGGCAGCTTGGTGTGGTTCTGGACGCTTGCTGCAATCGAATTGTAGTGGCTCATAATCTTGGTGCACAGCGGGTGGCTTTGGCTGATCTGATCGAGGATAGCTGCCTTGCCGCCGGTGCCGACCTTGTTAAAATCCTCGTCACGCTCACCGACCACCGTTTCCCAAATCAAAAGCTGTGTGGCGACGGCATGAGCCAGCTTGTCGCCGCCCTCGTTCTGACTGCGCCATTCGGTCGAAATCGTCCCCGTATAGCCGTACTGAAAAATTCTGCCGATAAACAGCTTTATATCGTCAGGTGAAATGGTTTTGTTATAGGACGAGGGGTAATTATCCCAAAAATTCTCGCCTTTTTTGGTGTAGCGGTCGCCGGTTTCCTGCGGAACGCCGGGTTCAATGCAGTAGCAGATATTGCCGCTGTACGAACCCATTGCACGAACGGTGGTATAACGAGAAGTACCGGACGACCAGCCGTTCATAAAACTGTGGCTTTCATGTCCCCATTCCGCACCGTAGTTCTCGTCACCGCTGCGGGGAAACGAAACGAGATAGACATTTTCGGTTTCTTCTGCGGCATGGGCGGTTGTGCCAAACCCTGCAAAGGTGGTAACGCACATTAGCGTCGCAAGAAACAGCGACATGAGTTTTTTAATTTTTTGCGTTTTCATCTGAAATCCTCCTTGAAAATGAAAAAACGCACCGTTTTTCTCGGTGCGTTCTCAAAAATAGAGATATATGAAGTTTTAGGCGTAGCCGATATACAAATCATAGCTCCCGTCGGTGCGTTCCTCCGCCCATATCCAGACATCGGTAATATCCTCGTCACGGGCATAGCGATTGAGCCGGCTTTGAATGTCCCGTTCCAGATACAGGCTATGCGGGCCTGCGGTTATCGGGTTGTCCCAACAGGCGGTGGCGTCCGGCGATAAATTCAATCCCACACTTTCGCTTGTAGCATACTCGGCGGCAAAATCAATCCAAGTCTGAATGTTAAATGCGGGTACTGTTGGTTTTTCCGTAACCGTCGGGGCGCTTTCCTGCGGTGACTCAGTCTTTGGCGGTTCTTCCGCAGGCTTTGTTGGTGGCGCTGTGGGTTTTGGCTGAACCGTTTTCGGCGGTTCGGTCTGTGACGGTCTGCTTTCTTCGGCAGGCGGTATTTGTTCGATTTTCGTTTTTTCCTTTTCAGCGGGCGTTGAAATTTCCGTCTGTTCCGTTTTGCTTCTTGCCGGGGCGGTGGTTGGTTCGGAACTTTCTTTGCTCTCCGAAAAAGAAGTGGACGGGCTTTCCTCCGGCTCAGTGCTTTCACGGGCTTCGCTTACGACAGTTTCCTGTGAAGAAATCCCGATCGTATGCGGATTCTCTGTACTTGCACAGCCCGAAAAAGAAAGAATGAACGCCGTTAAAACAGCGATTCCGATTGCTGTTCTCATATGCAAGCCTCCTTTGCAGCTTCATTGTACAAATACTTCTGAATTTCTGCAAAGGTACCAAGCGGAGAATATTTCTTTTTTCGGGAAGTACAGGTAGTTTTGAGGGGGAGAGGTGTGGAGAGGGGGAACAGCCGAACGCCTGCTGACCTCACTCTGCAAAAGGGTATACCTGTCCCTTGTTAGGCAAATTCTATCTTTCCATATCTCTTTGCCGCCTGCGGTAAAGGTCCAGAGCCTTGATAATCGTATCTTCAATCTTTTGTGCGGGCGTCCCCGGCGCAAAATACTTGCTGATACGCTCTTTGGGCATTTTGAATTGTTCTTTCTGATTGGGTTTTTCCTCCTGCATAATGGAGAGAATCACCTCGTCGGTCAGCTTGCCGTCCTTGCTAAACTCTTTCATTTTGATAGCTTGTGCCAAAGACGGGGTACAATCCTCACGCTCCATTGTGTTATACAGGCTTTTCTGCTGTTTTTTGGAAAGATAGGAAAGCTCAACAGCGGGACGAAAAGCAATCTTCCCGTCGTCCACCATTTGCAGAACAGGCGGGATAAGCTCGGTTAAACGGATATAACGCTGGATTTGGGTTTTTCCATCGGGTGAATTAGTGGCTAAAATTTCAACTGAAACTTTACCTTTTAACTTCTGCCCCAGTGGGTCAGAAGTTAAATCCGAGCGCTGCCCCTGCCTTTTCATAGCTTCCAGTTTCATTTTGTAGGCAAATGCTTTTTCGGACGGTAAAATCTTTTCCCTTTGCAGATTGCTGTCCACCATGACGATTGTTGCTTCATCATCGGTTAGATTGCGGACAATGCAGGGAATTTCAGCGATACCCGCCAGAGCCGCCGCAAACTTTCGCCTATGGCCTGCGACCATTTCATAGCCGCCGTCCTCTTTCGGTCGGACAAGGGCGGGAACTAACACGCCGTATTTTTTGATACTCTCGACCATTTCCGCCATATCATCGTCCTGCCGCACCTGAAACGGGTGGTTTGGAAAATCGGAGATTTCGGCAGGATTCAGCGTCACAACCTTTTCAAGCTGTGATTCCGCACGGCTTTCATCGGTAGAAAACAGATCATCGAGCGGCGTCATTCCTAAATCTCTCGTTTTTACGCTCAATCTCCAACACCTCCTTTGTCAGCACACGGTATGCGGTAGCGACTTTGCAGTTCTTGTCATGAGCAAAAATACTCTTGCCTCTGCCGCTTGTTTCGGCGGCTCTAACGGAAAAGGGTATCTCCGTACCGAACACCTTGATTTTTTCGCCATAGTAAGCTCGCAGAGAAGCAATAATTTCCTTTGCTTCATTGGTGCGGCTGTCCACCATAGTAAAAAGAATCCCGTCAATTTTCAGTTTCGGGTTGATCTGCCGTTTGACCTTTGAAATAGACTGCATAAGCAAATCCAGACCCTTTGCAGAAAGGAAAGACGGCTGCGACGGAATAATCACGCTGTCGGCGGCTGCCAGTGAGTTAATCGGCATCATTCCGAGCGAGGGCATACAGTCAATGAGGATATATTCATAATGGGGTTTTACCGCATTGATATATGTCCGAAGTACGCTTTCGCGGCTCATAGCGTTGATAAGGCGGATTTCCATACCTGACAGTTCGATATTGGCGGGCAGCAGGTCAACGCCCTCGTCGTGGTGCAGAATACCATAACTATCGGAAATCGGAGCGTCGTCAATTACATTCTGCATGATGTCCGCAAGCGTAACGGGCAGTTCGTCCGGCTTGGCATAACCGAGGGAGAGTGTCAATGAAGCCTGTGCGTCGGCGTCGATCAGCAGAACTCTTTTGCCTTCCTGTGCCAGACCGATACCGAGGTTGGCGGTCGTTGTGGTTTTTCCTACGCCGCCCTTTTGGTTCGTTACTGCGATTACTTTACAGTTCGCCATTTGGGTTTCCTCCTTTACATAGATTTAGCCGCCCACGGCGATTGTGAGCGGCTATGTACGGGTATAAAAAAAGCCGTTTGCTTTTTAGGCAAACGGCTTTAAAAGAAAACCAGATATGTATTGCTGCTATTTCTCTGTTGGTGCATTGGCGACCTTGAAAATTAACTCGTCCACACAATCGGTATATCTTCCTTGGCGTATCAAAACATTTTTTAATCGCACAAGGCTTTCAATAATAACACGGGTTTGCTCGCAATCAACAACAAGATAGTATTTTTTATTTCTCATAGAAATCCCCCCTTGTGCTTTCATTATATATAAGGCAGTAATTGACCTGCAAATGTGCAAAAGGGATTGCTTTTTGAAAGTGTTACCTATATAATGTATATAGGTGGTCATAAGTAAACATCAACAGTAATATCTTTCCATTGATTTTTGCGAAGATAACAGCCAACAGCCTTGCGGTATGCCTCTGCTTCTTCAAATCCGATATGTAGCGTTAGAAAAGGCGGAAAATTATCGCATGGGTCGTATGCCAAACGGTTTGCAGGATATGGTGCGGTAGTCCAAAAAGTCCTACCGGAGTACCGTTCAGCACAGGCAGCTATTCGCAAAAAGCACTAATCACAAGTTTGGGGCTTTTAGCATAGCAATATAGCTTAAGAATACGGTCACACAGTTCTTTGAATTGTGTGGCCGTTATTTTTTATTTACAATGAATAGATAGATTTTAGCCGTTGCTTTTAACCCAGAAGCAACGGCTTTTTTGTTCATAAAAAGTTTACAAACTTTTTTGCTTTAGGTAGTCCACAAATGGGTCTTCTCGCTGCCTACCTATTGAGGGGTAAATTATTATCCTCGTGAACCTTGACAATTGAATACACATTCAATAGGTACATTCCTGATCGGAGACAAAAAAGTCTCAGCCGAATGAAGGCGCGCCAAGAACTTCCTTACCATAAAGGTTATTACGGAAAGAAAGGTTGATAGCGATTCCGAGCCATTCAGAAATATCCGACTGCTACGGATAAGGCGATGAAACGATCAAGGGACAATGATACTTCCCTAAGGGGCTGGCGGAGTACCCGGCAGAGGTGAAATTCCTATGAGTTCGGTCAGCAGCCGAACGCCTATTGATTTCCTTTTATGTTTTTGGGGGATGAGATCGAATTAAATGCAGCTATCAAAGCATAGGACATATGCCTGTGTTTTGATGGTCTAATGATCCAAATTTATAAGAAGGAGGAAAAACGAAGATGCCAAACTGTAAAACCATAGCGATATGTAATCAGAAGGGCGGTGTGGGCAAAACAACTACTGCGGTAAATCTTGGAGTAGGTCTTGCTATGCAGGATAAAAAAGTACTTCTTGTTGATGCAGACCCGCAAGGAGATTTAACTACTTGCCTCGGTTGGCAAGATACGGACAGCTTAACGCATACACTGGCCAATAAACTGTTGGCGGTGATGCGAGAAGAACAGCAGGATCCGCTTGTCGGTATGCTCAATCACAAGGAAAAAGTTGATCTTGTTCCCTCGAATCTTGAACTTGCTTCGACAGAAATGAGCCTTGTTACTGCGATGAACAGAGAACGTATTATGAAAAGTTATCTTGACCAGGTGAAAGACAAATATGACTATATACTTATAGATTGTATGCCCTCGCTTGGCATGATAACGCTTAATGCTCTCACAGCGGCAGATAGCGTAATTATACCCGTGCAAGCACAGTATTTGCCCGCCAAAGGTATGACACAGCTTTTAGCGACAATTGCAAAAGTAAAAAAGCATACTAATCCCAATCTGCATGTAGACGGTGTTTTGCTGACACTTGTAGATGGAAGAACAAATCTTGCAAAAAGTACCGTAGAAACATTACGAAATCATTTTGGAAGTTACATTAAAATCTATAAGACGAGCATACCCATTGCCGTGAAAGCTGCCGAAGTATCCTCAAAAGGGAAAAGCATATATGCATATGAACCAAACAGTATCGTGTCAAAAGCTTATGCAGACTTTACAAAGGAGGTGTTAGCTGATGACAGAAAGAAAGAGCGACTTCACGTTACCCACGAATATGCTCGATGATCTGTTTTCTACACAGGAGGAACGAGATGATGCAAAGCTTAGCAAAATACGGGATATTCCATTAATAGAGATTGACGATTTTCCCGAGCATCCGTTTAAGGTGCGCGATGATGAAGATATGATACAGCTTGTGGAGAGTGTAAAGAAACGAGGAGTTATTACTCCGGCTACTGTTCGTCAAAAAGAGAATGGCAGATATGAACTTGTCTCAGGACACAGACGAAAAAGAGCTTGTGAGCTTGCCGGGTTTGAATCCCTCCGCTGCGAGATTGTAAACCTTGATCGTGATGCTGCGACCATTCTTATGGTAGAGAGTAACTACCAACGTTCGCAGATACTACCCTCAGAAAAGGCATTTGCCTACAAAATGCGATTGGATGCGTTAAGTAGGCAGGGTAAGCGTACCGATTTAACTTCCGACCCAGTGGGTGGGAAGTGGAATGGAAAGGAAACGGCACAGATGATTGGAGAGCAGTCAGGCGACAGCCAGACACAAGTTCGCCGGTACATCCGCCTGACAAACCTTGTCACCGAATTGCTTGACCTTGTAGATGAGGGGGAAATCAAGATGCGTCCAGCTGTGGAACTTTCATATTTGGACGAGGACTGCCAGCGGGCGATTGTTGATGAAATTGACCTGAACCAATGTACCCCGTCCCATGATCAATCTATTCGCATGAGAAAAATGTTCGAAGAGGGAAAACTTACACCGGAAGCAATTACAGCTATCATGACCGAGCAAAAGCCCAATCAGCGCGAGCGCTTTATTATTCGAGGAGATAGGGTAAGAAGTCTTATACCCAAAAGCGTTCCGTTAGATCAGACAGAGGAATATATTGTAAAAGCACTCAAATATTATGCTGATTTTATGCGAAAGCGCACGGAGCGGGACAGCCGTTAGAAAAGGAGTATGTTTGTTGTGACTTCCCCTTTCTCACACTCTATCCCCTTTATAACTACCACATACTAACCGAAAAACAATCTGTTTTAAATTAAACTCTATCTTACTTAAGCAAATAAGAGTTCTGTATTTGAATTTGTGGAAAAGCCAATGTTAAATGGTCGGCGTGGTTGAATAATTGAGAAGAAATGTGAAAAAGGGCAAGCTCTGAACATATATTTGTACTTTGCGATTGGCAGACAATGCCTTGCACATCACGAATAGGCTCGCCCCTGTTTTTCGGATAGTAAAAAAAGTTCCAAAATAACCCAACAGGCTCGAGACAAATAGAAAATGGAGGTTAAGGCCATTGGCAAAAAACAAATTTTTAACGGGTCAAAAATATAAAACAGATTATCAAATTAAATAAATTTGTTTAGACACATCGTATCATATGGTGTGTTTCTTGTTTTTTAGGAGGTAAAAACAAAATGAAAACACATTCGTTTAAGCGTTGGATTGCAGGATTGCTTTCTGCCGCGTTGTGCCTTTCCGCATTTTTGGGACTTGGCATAACTAAAGCCTTTGCTAAAGGTGAGCAGGCGGAAGTGTGTTTAGTTTCATTCCCCCGCGAGGGTGATGCTAATTATAGTACAACCACATGGGGACATGATGATATAAAACTTATGAACGGTTGGTTCTTTCAGAAAGGAAAGTATCTTACGGTTTATTCAATGGGTTCATATAACGGTAAAATATGTTACTGTATCGAACCCAGTACCATGGTGAAAAGCGGAGATAGATTATCTTCGACCAATGAAACATATTGGGATAATTATCCAGATAAATACAATAAGACGATTTCTGGGGAAAATGTTAAGCTAATTATAGGGCGCATTCTACAGTATGGCTATACCGGAACTATAAGCACATCATGGCGTTCACAGAATTCAGAGGATGCAGCGAAACTTTCCAATGCTACAGCCACGCAGCTTCTAATATGGGAAACTATCGTTGGTGAGCGCGATGCGGAGTTTAACCATGTTGCTCCAAAGAATTGTAGTTCAGTTCTTGACTATATACGGGCAGACAATCCACTTCGCTCAGAGATATTGAACTATTATAATTATATTGTTGATAGGGTTCAGAGACATACGAAATTGCCGTCCTTTTGCTCTGCTACAATTGATGGAACCCAGAATATTGAACTTAAGTGGGACGGGAACTCTTATACCGCCACACTTACAGATACTAACAATGTCCTTCAGGATTACACTTTTTCCAGTGGTTCTTCTGGAGTTCAGATTAAAGTCAGCGGAAGAAATCTGATTGTTACTTCATCAGAAGCACCATCATCACCGATTACAATTGTTGCTAAGAAAAACGATTCACAGAGAAAAGGTCTTGTCGTATGGGGCGATGGAGTTTATGCGCCGGGTGAAGGTGTACAGGACCTTGTAACATATGTGCAAGAGGTTGATGATCTTGTACAAGGGTTTGTTAATTTAAATGTATCCTATGGTTCTGCTAAGATTGTAAAGACTTCTGAAGACGGTCATATTGAAAATATTACCTTTACTGTTATAGGTAATGGCGTTAATCAGACAGTTAAGACAAATTCTAAGGGCGAGATACAGATTGACAATCTAATGCCTGGTGACTATAGCGTGACCGAAATGAGCTATGACAAATATGAGCCACAGGAGTCTCATCATGTAACTGTTGTATCAGGAAAAACAGCTACAGTGACTTTTAATAATAAGCTCAGACGTGGAGATTTAAAAATCATAAAGTCTTCGGAAGATAACCTCAACGAGGGCGTGACCTTCCACCTCTACGGTACCTCGCTCTCGGGCATTGCTGTGGACGAATATGCCGTGACTGATGCGGACGGCGTGGCGACTTTTGAAGATGTCCTCATCTCCGACGCTGCTCCTTATACCGTGGAGGAAGTGGACACTGCTGTTCGCTATGTCGTTCCCGAAGCGCAGTCTGCGCCTATCCGCTGGAACGAGGTCACAAATCGTAGCTTTCTCAACATTCTGAAGAAATTCTCTGTGACCGTTACCAAGAGCGACGCTGAAACCGGTACGGCGCAGGGTGATGCTTCTCTTGCCGGTGCGGTCTATGGCATCTATAAGGGCGAAACGCTTGTGGATACCTATATTACCGACAAGAACGGGCAGTTCGTCACCAAGGAATATATCTGCGGTGACGATTGGACGGTGCGTGAGATTAATCCGTCTGAGGGTTATCTTCTTGATACTACCGTTCATAAGGTCGGCGCAGAGCCGCAGCTTTATACCGTGGAGCATAATCAGACGGCAAATGATGTGACCGAGCAGGTCGCAAAGGGCAATGTTGCCATCATCAAGCACACCGATAACGGCGATACGCAGATCGAAACACCCGAAAATGGCGCTGAGTTTGCCGTGTACCTGAAAGCCGTAGGCTCTTATGATAATGCAAAGGATACCGAGCGTGACTATCTCACCTGTGACGAAAACGGCTTTGCACAGACGAAGGATCTGCCTTACGGCATCTACACCGTACATCAGGTGTCCGGCTGGGAAGGCAGCGAGCTGATGCCCGACTTTGATGTGTTCATCTCTCAGAATGAAGCTACTTATCGCTATCTCATCAACAACGCTCCCTTCAACAGCTTTATCAAAATCATGAAGCAGGATGCAGAAACCGGTAAGACCATTCCTTATGCAGGTGCAGGATTCAAGATTTATGACCCGGACGGGAATCCTGTGACAATGACCTTCACCTATCCGACATCGACCAATATTGATGTGTTCTATACCGATGATGAGGGTTCACTGATTACACCTGAAAAACTGCCTTACGGCAGGGGGTATTCCATTGTTGAAGTGCAGGCTCCCTATGGATATGTACTTGATGAAACACCTATTTATTTTGACGTGACACAGGAAAACTCTATAGAAGAAAGTGGGGTTACAATAATAAAAGTAAATAAAAAGAATTTTGCACAGAAGGGCACAATTGCAGTAGAAAAGACGGGAGAAGTGTTCTTTGGGGTTTCTGTTTCAGGAGGCATAGATGAAAGTGGCAATGAACTACCTATCATATATCAGCCGCAGTACGAAAAGCGTGGGCTTCCTGGTGCGGTCTATGAGATCGTTGCCGCAGAGGATATTATTACCCCTGATGGTACCGTCAGAAATCATAAGGGCGATGTTGTTGATACCATTATTACCGATGAAAATGGAATAGCTATGAGCTGTGAACTCTACCTTGGTGAATATGAGGTGCGCGAAGTCACTGCTCCTAACGGTATGGTTCTCAATCCTGAATCCCATTTCGTGGAGCTTGTCTATGCCGGTCAGAATGTGGCTGTGACCGAAACTGCGACTTCTTTCGAAAACGAACGTCAGAAGGTGGAAATCAGTCTGGTGAAGTCCATTGAGCAGAATGAACACTTCGGCATTGGCACAAACGGTGAAATGAAAAACATTTCCTTTGGGCTGTTCGCCGCCGAGGAAATCGTATCTGCCAGCGGCACTTCCATTCCCGCAAATGGCCTTATCGAGATTGTTTCTCTCAATGAGGATGGAACGGCAACGATTAAGACAGACCTTCCTTATGGAAGATACTATGTGCAGGAAATTGCTACAGATAGCCACTACAAGCTTTCTGACGCTAAGTATCCTATAATTTTTGAGTATGTCGGTCAGGATACGGCGGTCGTAAAGATTGCTGTCAATGATGGTAAGGCAATCAAAAATGACCTGATTTATGGTTCTGTTTCCGGCAAGAAGGTTGATGAGGACGGCAACGCTCTCGGCGGTGCGATGATTGGGCTCTTTCGCACGGATGACGGCGAGTTTACAAAGGAAAACGCTCTGATGACTACCACTTCTGCCGAAGAAGGTAGTTTTTCTTTTGAGAATATCCCTTGCGGCACTTGGTATGTCCGTGAGATTGAACAGCCCACAGGCTTCGTGCTGGATGATACCATCTATCCTGTGACGATTGGCACAGACGGTCAGGTCGTAGAGATTGAGATTGTCAACGAGTATGGCCGTGGCAACATTCATCTGACCAAGGTGGATTCCGAGTATCCCGATAACAAACTGACTGGAGCAGTATTTGAGGTTTACAAGGACAGCAATAACAATGGCAAGCTGGACGACAGCGATGAGCTGCTCGGCACACTGACTGAAAAAGAAATCGGCGAATACGGAATGAACGACCTGTTCTACGGTCGCTACTTTATCAAGGAAACCAAAGCACCGGATGGCTTTGTTCTCGATACTGACGTGTATGAGGTGGTGATCGACACAGACGGCAAGACTTATGATGTCGAAAACAAAGCGGGTGTCGGCTTTATCAATGAGGTGATGCGTGGCAACCTGAAGATTGTTAAGACCTCATCTGATGGTAAGGTCAAGGGTTTTGCGTTCCGCATTACCGGTGCAAACGGTTATGAGATTATCCTTGAAACCGATGAGAATGGCGAGATTTTTATAGAGGGGCTTCGTATTGGAGACTATACCGTATCTGAGATGAATAATTCCGCTTCTTCTATGTATGTTTTGCCTGATGATAAAACGGCAACAGTTAAGAGTGGTGCCACTACTATTGTGGAGATGCACAATGTGGTGCGTGAAACGCCCAATACTGGAGAACCCGATAATTTATCGCTTGTACTCACGCTTATAGGACTGTCCACGCTGGGAATTGCTGCGAGTAGTTTTCTCAGATTTAAAAATAAAAAGAAAGAAGAGGGTAATTAATGGAATTTAAAACTATTGTAGCTATTGTATTGGTAGTTGTTATTGTTGGCGGATTTGTTTTCTTGCAGATCAAGAATAGGAAAAAGTAATTTGATTGTTTGTGGGGCGGAGCTAAACTCTGCCCCTTTTATTATAAGGAGTGATATAGATGGATCGACTAAAAACCGTGGAGGGCCGCGTGCTTTCCGTTTTAAAAGACTGTCCGAGAGCAAGGTTTGATGATATGATACTTTGTATGCATTACTATGACCGATATGCGGACTATCTTTGCGCTGGCAAACTTCCGCTCAATGACTTAGCATTCAACTACAAGGCTTACGGACTTCCGTGCTTTGAAACGATTCGTAGAGCAAGGCAGCGTGTGCAGTCACTTTTTCCTGAGTATTCCCGTAGTGCCGACAATGATGACAATATCGTTATCATTATCGGTATTTCCTAAGTTAGGGGGTAAATAACTATGCCAACAAAGAAAACCACAGCCGAACAGGGCTTACAGCAGAAAATAAAAGTTCTGACAAAGCTTTTTGATGCCGGCTGCAAAACCGAAAAGGCTTTGAAGTCACTGACCTTGTCGACGATACTGAAAATTCCCGATGTAACCGTGCCGGATATGACGGTCATCATTGAGTTTCAGGAGCATGTCGTAAAGAACCGCCTTTTCTCCTATTTGGGAGGTGGGATGGATGGGTCGAGTGACACGAGCGAATGACCGCCACATCATTTGGAGCAACCAAAGCCTTGATGTGGATGACTGGCGAGAGGATTACAAGGAGTTCCTTGAAGCGAATGAACTGGACGACGACCCGAATGATGAGCAGGCACTCTATGAGTGGATGGAGGAAACCAATTACGATTACCTCTCCGATGAGCGAGTCAACCTGAATGTTCAGCTTTCCCAGCCGATCATTGTCATTGGCGACATCGGCAGATGGAACGGCAGAGTGATGGGCTACAAGGACATCCCCTCCGGCAACATCCGAGATTGTCTGTATGCCGACACCGACTATACCGAATGGTATGTAGATAAGTACGGCGATCTTCGTGCCGATGCTACTCATCACGACGGCACAAATCACTATCTCTACCGTGTGTTCAAAGACGGCGTTTCCGAAACGCAGATGGAGAACCTGAGAGATAAAATCTATCACGGCAAAGCCACACGAGCCGATATTACCCGGCTGACCCGGCGACTTGGGGATGAGATCGCCGCCGTTTACGGCTTTGACATCCCGAAACAAAGAACACACCAAGAAAGGAGTGAGCGATAATGGCAGATTTTACACTGCGCCCAATGACCATTCCCGAACGCAAGTACAGCTATGCCCAAAGCTCTCAGCTTCAGGGACAGACCGGCAACATCGGACATCTGCGTGGGGACTTCGGTTCTAACGATAACTGGTTTTACTCCACTTGGTTTGATACCCGACCGCAATGGAAAAGCGATGCGTTCAAGCAGGACTTGGATGCTGTAATCAACGCCCTGCGATCCGAGGAATACGGACTGCTCCAAAATCGTGTCGCTATGCGTTCGTTTGGGCGGGCAAATAAGGACAGCGAAATGCAGGGCAACTACACCACAGAGTTCGGCTTTCGAGCCGATACCGAGAAGTATGCGTTTCTGCTTCGTTGTATTCCGGTCCGAGGTGATTATAACTTCTACTGCTTCTGCTATGTGAAGGAATGGCTGGACAAGCACATCGAAGAAGCCAGCCGGGATATTCGCTTTATTGACAGCCACTATAAAGAGCTGTTCCGTATCCCGGACGGAGAGCGCATCATTGTGACCGACCGTGACGGTAAGACGGAAAACTATCTCTGCCGCTATATTGACAACTATCACACAGAGGTTGGACGCAATCTCTTTCACATTTGCGAGTTTGCCGAGCGTATGGAGCAAGGCGGCTGTACCTACGCTCCAATGGAGCCGCCCTTGCCTCCGATGTGCTATTCCATACTTCCGTCAACCGGCGAAGTCATTCAAATCGACCGCTGGCAAAAGGGCTATACCGCCACAAGTTTTAACGATGGGAACCGTGCGGAGAACGAAGCGATTAAGGATAAGTTCAATGAAAAGCTGGGTGTCAGCAAGGCACAGGAGCAGGCGATGCTTGCCGGTTCTATGATTCGGTGGGACTCCATTGCCGCCAAACCCAAGAGCTATGACGAGAACGGCAAAGCCATCAAGCCAAAAGACTATGAACGATAAGGAGGTGTTCGCCGATGGCACGAAAAAACGACTTCATTTCGGAGCTGTATAACCGAACCTGTAAAACGGTCGTTGCAAACCCCGAAAGCTGGGAAGCGTTTCTGCGCTCTGCCTGCTACAACTATCGCCTGCGCTTTGATGAACAGCTTTTGGTTCACGCACAGCGACCGGACGCCACCGCCGTTCTTCAGATCGACGACTGGAACCAAAAGTTTGGGCGATGGGTCAATCGTGGAGCACACGGCATTGCCGTTTTCGAGGATGCCGACCAACGCCGCCAGCGGCTTGTCCACTATTTCGATATTTCCGACACGCATCCGAGCCGCTTTTCCCGCAGAGTTCCCATTTGGCAAATGCGGGACGAATACACGGCAGAAGTGATCGACACGCTGGAAAGCACCTTCGGAGAGTTGAACGACAAGGAAACCCTTGCCGTTGCCATCGAGTCGGCGGCAAAAAACGCCGTAGAGGACAACATCCCCGACTATCTCTCCGATCTGATTTACAGCGTGAAAGATAGCTTTTTGGACGGCGTATCCGAAGAAGAAATCACCCACATTTTCAAAACGGCGGTGAGAAACAGCGTCGCCTATATGACGATGACCCGCCTGGGCATTGAAGCCGGAGAATACTTTGAACCCGATGATCTTCGGGATGTGGTGAATTTTACAACCCCTGCCACGCTGAACGCCCTCGGCTATGCCACCAGCGATATTGCCGAGATGGGACTTGCGGAGATTTCCCGCACCATTTTTGCCCTTGACCGTCAAAATCGCATAATTGCAGAGAAAACCAAAGCCGATTACAATGTAGGCAAAGAAAAAACCGAAAGGAGTCCTGACGATGAACGAGATCACTTACACGAGGCAGGGGGATTATCTGCTCCCCGATCTGACAATGCCGGAGCAGCCGGAGCTGTCGATGGGCAGGTACGCCCGGATGCGGGAGAAGTTCCTGAAGGAGCATCACAAGGTACGCTACTACAACCTGCTGACGAGCTGCGCCCTGAACGAGCATCTGAACGACACGGAGCGCAGAGCGAAGGAGCTGGAACAGATGCTGACGGAGCAGATGGCAGCGTCGGAGGGCGTGACGGAGAATCTGAAAGCGACGGATATGATGAGTTGGGTTCGGAAGATGAACAGTATCCGGAGCCGAGTTCAGGAGATCGTGATGGCGGAGGTAATCTTCGCTTAGACTATTACGACCGAAGAAACGAGGATAAAAGCCTGCCGTTCTTTGGCGGCGATGATACGATTCGTGAAATCCTCGGCACCACGCCGCACCTGAAAGCAAGCAAAGACGAGATACGGGCATTCTTTGAAGCTACCGCTGATGAGAACGCCCGTATTTCTTATATCAAGCGCATTTTTAACAACGACTACACCGAGGTCATTCTGAGAGATGGACGGTGTGTGGGCTACAAGACCTATCAGAATGTGTTGCAGCTTTGGGAGGGCAGTTATCTCTCCCGCACGGCACAGAGTTTCTATGATTGGGGCGTAATTGCCCAGCATTTTGAAGCGATGCGGCTGCTTGGGGAGTTGCAGGACACGATGAAGCCGCTGCCGTCCATTGACGGGCAGTTGAGCTTAATGACAGCAGGAGCAGAGGAACGAAAGCCCTCTGCTTTTACTTTCTCTCAGGAGATCATCGACGCTGTTCTCACCCGTGGCAGCGGCATTTCTGAGGGGAAAATGCGAATCTATGATCAGTTTCAAAAGAGCCTGTCTGCAAAGGAAAACGCAGATTTCCTGAAAAATGAATACGGCTGGGGCGGAGTCTATCCGGCTATTGTCGGAGCCGGTGTTGATGAGCAACACGACGGTAAGGGTATCCGTATTTCTAAAGGCATCGGAAGCGATAAACCTCATATCGACCTGAAATGGAGTCAGGTGGAGAAGCGTATTGCCGAGCTGATAAAACTCGACCGTTACTTGACCCCCAAGGAAAAGGCACAGTACCCTGAGTGGCTGCAAAGGCAGGAGGAACGCCGTGCAGCACTTGCCGAGGAACGAAGGAACAGAGAAATCTTGTCTACCGCACCTTCCGAAAAGGAAGAGCCGAAAAATGAGCGATATGAGTACCACCTCGGCAGCACCGTCTATCTCGGCGCAAACGAGTATGAAATCCTGTCCTTTGATGATGAGCGTGTATTGCTCTATGATACGCAGTTTCCGCTTTTCAACAAGGAAATGACGAGAACTGCGTTCGACAGCAAGGTGCAGGAGAACCCGCTGAATGACCATTTGAAGGTCGCTAAAAAACAGCCCGAAGAAAAGGCGGTCGAGTTCGACATCGGGATGGGTTATCTCGGCAACGGACTGACCGTTTGGAACCGTGCCGTGGAGGTCAATGGGGACTATCAGAACATTGCCCACATCTCCCCCGAAGGTGAGATCTCCTTCTATGTGCAGGACTTGCCGCAGAGCGTTGTGGAGCGTATCGAACAGGCGGCAGAAAGAGAAAAGCCAAAGGATGTTGCTTTGCCGGAGCTCTATCAGGCGTATCTTAAAACCAAAGCAGACAATCCGAGTAGCCTTTTGCTGTATCAGGTGGGTGACTTCTTTGAATCCTATGCTGATGATGCAGAGGTCGTCGGGACTGCTCTTGACTTGACGCAGGCGACCCGTGCCGTTGATCACAACACCCGTGTCCCAATGGTAGGATTTCCGCAGCACCGCTTAGAAACCTACCTTACAATGCTGACCGACAGAGGGTACGATGTAGCGGTCAACGCTTTGGAGGATGGTAAACGCATTACCCGCACCGTGGTTTCCACCACGAAGGAAGCGCCCATCGAGTCCAAACCTATCGGCAGGATCGACTATCTCGGCACGGACGGCAAGGTCGGTGAAAGCATCGAGTACACCAGTCCGTATAGCTTTGAGAAGGACATCAAGGAGGAAAGCTACTATGGTGTCCCGATGAGCATTGTGCTGTATCAGGACAGGGACGGCAGTACCATCCCCCACGACTTTATTGCACATCTTGATCCACCGCCCAAGGGCTTTGAGATCATTGACAGCCCGTATTTGCCGGAAAATGCTCTGGGCAAGGCGAAGCATCTCATTGATGATTTTTGCCGTGAGGAGTATCAGCGTGAGGGTGGTGCGGACTACACCGATCTTACTGATGTCGGCGTTGCCTACACCACGACTGAGGACGACAAGCACGAAATACAGGCAAGGGTCAATCTTGTGGATTTTCGTATCGAAACTCTTGCAGACGGCAAGGTCATCCGCAGTGAGCAGTATGCGTCCCTTGAAGAACTGACCGAAAAAGGACTGCAAGCACTGTCCTTTGACGACCTTGTTTATCTCTCCGAGGAAGAACTTGCACAGGTGGAAGCACCCCTTACCCCTGTTTGGGAGCATCCGAAGAAAAGCCGGGTGCATTCTTTTGATATTCACCCTGAAATCCCAATGGCAGACCGGCATACCTTCGACCTTGCTTCTCACGAGGTTGAGGAGATCAACAAAAAAGAACGCTTCCACCGCAACTATGCGGCAATCACCGTTCTGAAAAGGTGTCAGGAAGAAAACCGCTTCGCCACACCGGACGAGCAGATCATTCTTTCCAAGTATGTTGGCTGGGGCGGTATTCCCGAAGCATTCGATGAGCGAGCAGGTTCTTGGCAGACAGAGTTCGGGATGCTGAAAAACATCCTGACGCCGGAGGAATACGCTTCCGCAAGAGAAAGCACTCTGACCGCTTTCTACACGCCGCCAACGGTTATCAATGCTGTGTATAAGGTGATGAAACAGCTTGGCTTCCGCGAGGGCAATATCTTGGAACCGTCCTGCGGCATCGGGCATTTTATCGGTATGCTCCCCGAAGAAATGAAGGAAAGCAAGATCTACGGTGTGGAGCTGGATACGGTTTCTGCCGGTATCGCACAGCAGTTATATCAAAAGTCCTCTATTGCCGCACAGGGCTTTGAGGAAACAAATCTCCCTGACAGCTTCTTTGATGCCGTTGTGGGGAATGTACCCTTCGGGGATTTCAAGGTTCCTGACAAGCGTTACGACAAGCACAAGTTCCTCATTCACGACTACTTCTTCGCCAAATCCTTGGACAAGCTCCGTCCGGGCGGCGTAATGGCGCTCCTCACCAGCAAGGGAACGATGGATAAGGAAAACTCCGCTGTCCGAAAGTATATTGCTCAGCGAGCTGACCTGCTTGGTGCTATCCGGTTATCGAACAACACCTTTAAGGGCAACGCCGGAACGGAGGTCGTGTCGGATATTCTGATCCTGCAAAAGCGTAACCGCATTGTGGATATAGAACCGGATTGGGTGCAGCTCGGCACAGACGAAAACGGTATAACGATGAACAGCTATTTTGTCGAGCATCCCGAAATGATACTCGGAGAGATGAAAATGGTATCGGGGAGGTTCGGATCCGAAGCTACCTGCGTCCCTTACGAGGGCGCAGACCTTTCCGAGCAGCTTGACGAAGCCGTTTCCAACATTCACGGTGAGCTTACGGCGTATGAGGCCGAGGACGAGCTTGACGAAGAAGATAATTCCATCCCTGCCGATCCGACAGTCAGAAACTTTTCCTACACGGTTTTGGACGATAAAATCTATTTCCGTGAGAACAGCCGTATGACTCCGGTGGAGGTATCGGCTACCGCAGAGAACCGCATTAAGGGTATGATCCGTATCCGAGATTCGGTCAGACGGCTGATTGAATTGCAGACGGAGGATTACCCCGACTCAGAAATTAAAGCGGAGCAGGAGCGATTAAATGCTCTTTACGATACCTTTTCCAAGCAGTACGGACTTATCAACAGCCGTGCCAACAGCTCCGCCTTTTCGCAGGACGGTTCCTTTTCTTTGCTCTCGGCTCTTGAGGTCTTGGGCGATGAGGGGCAGCTTGAACGCAAGGCGGATATATTCTACAAGCGAACCATCAAGCCACACACCCCGGTCACTTCCGTAGATACCGCCAGTGAAGCACTTGCCGTTTCTATGGGCGAAAAAGCCCGTGTGGATATGGATTATATGTGCGAGCTGACAGGCAAGACCGAGGAAGAAATCTTTGCGGACTTGAAGGGCGTTATCTTTCTGAACCCGATGTACGGGTACGGCAATTCCACGCAGGCAAAGTACCTGATGGCAGACGAATACCTCTCCGGCAATGTCCGTGAAAAGTTGGCACTCGCCCGAAAGTCGGCAGAGCTTTACCCCGAAGATTACACCGTCAATGTGGAAGCACTGGAACGGGTGCAGCCCAAAGACCTGACCGCCAGCGAGATTGCCGTTCGGCTTGGTGCTACTTGGCTGCCGACCGAAATTGTCGAACAGTTTATGTTTGAGTTCTTGGGGACACCGAGGTACGCACAGTGGAACATCAAGGTTCATTTCTCTGCCTATACCGGCGAATGGAACATTGAGGGCAAGTCCTATGACCGCAGCAATGTGAAGGCATACAGCACCTACGGTACGGGGCGCATCAACGCCTACAAAATCATCGAGGAAACACTGAACCTGAAGGATGTCCGCATCTTCGACTATGTAGAGGACGCAGACGGCAAAAAGAAAGCCATTCTGAACAAGAAGGAAACGGCAATCGCACAGGCAAAGCAGGAGCTGATCAAGCAAGGCTTTCAGGATTGGATTTGGTCTGACCCTGAGCGCAGAGAACGACTCTGTCGCCTTTACAACGATAAATTCAACAGCTTGCGTCCCCGTGAGTACGACGGAAGTCATATCGTTTTCAGCGGTATGAACCCTGAAATCGAGCTTCGGGAGCATCAAAGAAACGCCGTGGCGCACATCCTCTACGGCGGCAATACGCTGCTTGCACACGCCGTGGGCGCAGGGAAAACTTTCGAGATGGTGTCGGCAGCGATGGAGTCCAAACGGCTCGGCTTGTGCAGCAAATCCCTGTTTGTCGTACCCAATCATCTCACCGAGCAGTGGGCATCGGAGTTCTTACAGCTTTATCCCTCAGCCAACATTTTGGTGGCAACGAAGAAAGACTTTGAAACCAAGAACCGCAAAAAATTCTGCGGCAGAATCGCTACCGGCGACTACGACGCCATTATCATTGGGCATACGCAATTTGAGAAGATACCGATGTCCATTGAACGGCAGCGGGCGATCCTTGAACAGCAGCTTGATGAGGTGACGGAGGGGATTGCGGAACTGAAAAAGAACCGTGGAGATAACTTCTCGGTCAAGCAGTTGGAACGCACTAAAAAAGCCGTCCGGCAGAAGCTCGATAAGCTCAACGACCAGTCCAAAAAGGACGATGTTGTGACCTTTGAGGAGCTGGGTGTGGATAGGCTCTTTATAGACGAGAGCCATTACTACAAGAACCTTTTCCTCTATACGAAAATGCGGAATGTGGGCGGCATCGCCCAAACCGAAGCGATGAAATCCAGTGACCTCTTTATGAAATGCAGGTACTTGGACGAACTGACCGGAGGGCGTGGCACGGTGTTTGCCACCGGAACGCCAATCTCCAATTCGATGGTCGAGCTTTATACCATTCAGCGGTACTTGCAGTACAACACTCTTGTTCAGAACAACTTGCAGCACTTCGATGCCTGGGCATCGACCTTCGGTGAAACCATTACGGCAGTAGAACTAACACCCGAAGGGACGGGATACCGAGCCAAAACACGCTTTGCCCGCTTCTACAATTTACCGGAGCTGATGGCGATGTTCAAGGAAATCGCAGACATCAAAACAGCGGATATGCTTGACCTGCCAGTGCCGAAAGCGGTCTTTCACAATATTTCAGTGAAGCCCTCTGAAATCCAAAAGCAGATGGTAGCCGAGCTTGCGGAGAGAGCCGAAAGGGTACGAAACGGTATGGTTGATGCCAAGGAAGATAATATGCTCAAGATCACCAACGACGGCAGAAAACTGGCTCTTGATCAGCGGCTTATCAATCCACTGCTCCCTGATTTTGATGACAGTAAGCTCAACGCTTGCGTGGATGCTATGTTTGAAACTTGGGAGCGTGGCAGTGAGAAGCGGTTGACCCAGCTATTTTTCTGCGACCTGTCTACGCCGAAAAACGACGGCTCTTTCAATGTCTATGACGACATCCGACAGAAGCTGATTGCCCGTGGTGTACCCGCCGATGAGATCAAGTTTATCCACGAGGCGGATACCGAAGCAAAGAAACTGGAGCTGTTCAAGAAGGTGCGCCGAGGGGATGTCCGCATCCTGATGGGCAGTACGCAGAAGATGGGAGCCGGTACGAATGTGCAGAACAAACTTGCCGCATCCTCCGATCTCGATTGCCCGTGGCGACCCTCTGACTTGGAACAGCGGCTCGGCAGAAGTGTCCGGCAAGGCAACGAAAATGCAGAGGTTCACATCTACCGTTTCGTGACGGAAGAAACCTTTGATGCCTACTTGTATCAGCTCGTGGAAGGCAAGCAGAAGTTCGCTTCGCAGATAATGACCAGCAAATCGCCGGTGCGATCCTGCGAGGATATTGACGGAACCGCACTGTCTTACGCTGAAATCAAGATGCTGGCGACCGGCAATCCCCATATCAAAGAGAAGATGGACTTGGACATTCAGGTGCAGAAATTGCGGCTCTTAAAGTCCAGCTTCCTTTCCGAAAAATATGCTTTGGAGGATAAGATTATCAAGTTCTATCCGCAGGAGATCGCACGGCGGGCTGATGTGATTGCGGGATTAAAATCCGATATGGAAAGAGTTGCAGAGCACCCGAAGCCGTCTGATGAAACCTTTGTTGGTATGACGGTCAAGTGTGCTTTCTATTCAGAGAAAGCGGATGCCGGCAACGCCATCTTAGAGGCGTGTAAGGCAATGACGAATCCCGAACCTATTTCCCTCGGTGAGTACCGTGGCTTTACGATGGAGCTGTACTTTGAAGCAAGAGAATACAAAGTGCGGCTCAAGGGCGAGCTTGGCTATCCCGTAACCCTCGGCACGGACACCTTCGGTAATATCACCCGCTTGGATAATGCGCTGGAGGGGCTTCCAAAGCGTTTGGAGATAAACGAAATGGAGCTTGACAACATCAAAAAGCAGTTTGAAACTGCGAAGGTCGATGTGGAAAGACTGTTCCCGCAGGAGGAAGAATTGAAAGCCAAGACCGATCGGCTGAACGAACTCAACGCCCTGCTCAATGTGGATAAGCGTGAGAACGAAATCGCCGGCGATGAACCCGATGAGGGTGAAGAACTCCCTGAGCGCAGTCCGAAAGAATTGGAACGCTGACCGATTCGGTATGAGAATGCTCTCATACCGAATGCACATAGCACAGTAGAAAACAATGAGATGCTGTGCTATAATGTAGGCAGAGTTGATTACTCATAATTCTTCGATGAGATTGAAGGTGCAAGAATGAAGACACTATATTTAATCGGAAACGGCTTTGATTTGGCCCATGGTTTAGATACCCGCTATTCCTCATTTAGAGCATTTCTATCAAAGAATCACGATGGATTTTTGGCACAATTTGAAAAAATGTATAACATTGAGCCATTAGATGATACTGAGCCGTGGTATACAGAGAAGGCGCAAAAGCAATGGGAAGAAAGCGTGCTGAAAGACTTGTGGAAATCTTTTGAAGAGGAAATTGGAAATCCGAATGTTGATGAAATGCACGATATGGCGGAAGCCTTGACAGATGGAATGCCAGAAGATGGCGTCAAGGGCACCCTCGATGCCTATTGGCGAGAAGAATATGGATTTTCAAGAGATTTTCAAAAGTATGTTCTTGAATGGATTGAAACCGTAGACACCTCAGTGGCCACAGTGAAACGGAAAGACCTTGTTGGCAATAAAACGGATTTGTTTATGAGCTTCAATTATACGGATACACTGGAGCGAGTGTATGGAATAAATGGTGTCCTTCATATTCATGGCGGCGTTTCTTCTTGCACAGATACACCTCCGATAATGGGGCATGGCAATAAAAAGTTAATAGATATGTACCGTGAAAAAGCTAAGGTGGCACAAGAAGAATTTGTGGAATGGGAAGAGAGTATTTGTAATGCCGTGGCAAATTATGAACAAGCTCTCTATAAAGATACCGGGAAAATCATTCTTGATAACGAGGACTTTTTCACATCACTGTCCGACATTGATAGGGTTGTCTGCTTTGGGTCTTCTTTTGGAGAGGTTGATATTCCATATCTAAAAAGAATTGATGAAGAAGTAAAAGCAACAACGAAATGGGAGGTTTATTATCACGATGCCGAATCTTTCGAAACCCTCAAGCGGGTTTTTGAGGCGATTGGGATTTCGAAAGAACATGAAATAAGTTTTTTGCAAAGTAATTCATTTTGGGATAAGTAGTGTCCACCGCTTTGCAAACAAAGAAATGAACAAAATTAGCACATAGCCGCTTGGTTTTCAAAAGAAATCAGGCGGCTATTTCTATTTCGAAGGAGGTGTTCGCTATGAGCAAAACAGATTACAACGCTCGACTTTACGAGAAAATGAAAGCCGAGCAGGACAAATACCGGGACTGGCTACTGCATCAGGAGTCGTCCGAAATCCTCAATCATACCTACGAATACACGATGCGGGAGGACATCGTAATGTGTATGGAGGAGCTGGAGCTTGAGCCGGAAAAGGCAAGGGCTTTGCTTCGTTCCCCTTGTCCTCTGAGTGATGTGTATAAGGAGTTCCGGGACAGAGAAACCGAGCATATGGATACCATCCGGGACTCCATCGAAACGGAAGCGGATAAGAGCCTGCAACGGCAGGAGAAGAAACAGCAACGGGAAAGCAGGTGATTTTATGCCGTATATCTCACCGGAGGTGGTGGAACAGGCACGGCAAATCGACCTGCTGACCTATCTGCAAAGTTGCGAGCCGCAGGAGCTTGTCCGCATTTCCGGCAACAATTATACCACCCGCACCCACGACAGCTTGAAGATTTCTAACGGCAAGTGGATGTGGTGGTCACGACGCATCGGCGGCTACAATGCCCTTGAATATCTTGTAAAAGTCAAGGGCTGTTCTTTCGTAGAAGCGGTCGAAACACTGATGGGAAAGGCGGCGGTGATGCCGTCGGTGACGGTCAAGCCCAAGCAGAAAACGGAGCCGAAGATTTTACTTCTGCCGGATAAAAGTGCTTCCACGGATAAGATCACAGGGTATCTTTTCGGCAGAGGAATCGACTATTCCATCATCCAATACTGCATTGGCAAGGGGCTGATTTTCGAGAGCCTGCCGTATCACAATCTTGTGTGCGTAGGATTTGATGAGAAGAATACCCCTCGCTATGCGTCCTACCGAGCGACCAATGACCGCCGTGTTTTGGGTGACTGCTCCGGCAGTGACAAGCACTATTCTTTTCGGATCGCAGACAGCGACAGCAGCACGGTGCATCTCTTTGAGTGTGCCATTGACCTGCTTTCCTATGCGACGCTTGAAAAGATGGCGGGCAGGGATTGGCGGAAAGACAACCTTGTTTCCCTCGCCGGTGTGTATCTGCCCAAGGAAAAAATCGAGGACAGCACCACGCCTGCGGCTCTTGTGAAGTACCTCGATGAGAAGCCGCAGATTAAGAAAATCTTCCTGCACTTCGACAACGATAACGCTGGGAAAAAAGCTAGCCTTGCGCTGAAAACCATATTGCCGAGCAAGTATGAAGTCATTGACAGTCCTCCGCCTTACGGCAAGGACTACAATGACTTTCTTTGTTTCCAGCTCGGTATCTACCGCAACAAAACCAAAGAAAGGACAGATGAACGATGACTGAGTTCAGCATTTATCAGATCAATGTGGACAGGGATACCGCCAATGTGTGCTTCATCGGAATGGAATCCCTCGAAAAAATCAAAGGCACTAAGGATGTCAACGCAGCCGCTTACGACAGAGTTTATGACGGCAAAATGGACTGCATCTCCCTCGAAAATATCTATCAGAAGTTCAATGTTGACCATCCTGCCGACTACAAGGGACGCTCTCTTTCCGTGTCGGATGTAGTTGAAATCAGGGAAAGCGATACCCTGAATCCCGGTTTCTACTTCGTAGACAGTATCGGGTTCAAGTCGATTTCTTTCGACAAATCACTCTGCAAGGAGCCGGTAGAAGCAAGTAGCGGAAAGATTTCCGTCCTACTTGTGGAGCCGAACAAGTACCCCAGGATGATCGAGATCGACGACACCTTGGAAGCTATGCAGGAGGTAGTCGGCGGCGACATTGAGGAATATATGCCTTTTGAAGATAAGGTCGCCATCATCTGCAATGAGGAGGGTAAGGTCAACGGGCTGACCCCGAATCGGGCGGTTTATGATGAGCACTCCCGTGAGATGCGGGACATCATTTGTGGAAAGTTTTTCATTGCATATGCGCCCTTTGAAGCTGAGAGGTTCCAATCCATCCCGCCTGACCTTGCGGAGAAATACCGTAAGAAATTCAAATACCCCGAACGCTTTATGAGAGTCAACAACGAGATCGTGGCAGTACCTTTCAAGCCCGTCAGGGCGGACAAAGAACGCTAATCTCAATGAGAACGGGGGTTCTCCGAACGCTCTGTATTATCTTAACGAGCAGTGCCTTTTTACTCCGCTTTTTCAAAGCACCGAAAAAAGTCCTCGTTAGGGGAACCCCTAATACCCCGTGTAAGAAGACACACACATTCCAAGAGAAAGGATGAAGTCCATTTATGAAAAGAACGATCAAGAAGCAGTTTTGGTTTTCCCGTGACGAAGCGCAGGACTTGCAGAAAAAAGCCAAGAAAACCTGCTTGTCTGAAGCGGCGCTCGTCCGTCTGCTGCTCCGTGGCTATGAGCCGAAGGAGAAGCCAGACGACCGTTTCTATGATGCGATGCGAGAGTTCTCCGCCATCGGCAATAACATCCATCAAATCTCCGTCAAGGCAAATGTCCTCGGCTTTATCGACACACAGAAGCTGATTAGCGAGCTGGAGCGTCTGCACAAGTTTCAGGCAGATATGGAGCACCAGTTTCTCCGTCCCGGTGAAAGCAATCTGAAATGGCAGTAAGTAAGCTGTGGCCGGTCACAGTTCGCCTTGCGACCGTTCTCGACTACGCTTCCAATCCTGAGAAAACCACAAAGGCAAAATCCAAGTACAGCAATGCCGATTATCAGACGCTTCGTGATGTCGTCAACTATGTAAAAGACGGCGAGAAAACCGAGCAGGAATTATTCTGTGAGGGGATCAACTGCACTCCGGCTATTGCCCGTGAGCAGTTTGTTACTGTCAAGGAACAGTTCGACAAGACGGACGGCATTCAAGCCTATCACGGTTATCTTAGCTTTAAGGAGACTGACATCACACCGGAGCTTGCCCAACATATCGGAATGGAGTTCGCAAATTCCGTTTGGGGCAAGAAATATCAGGTGTTGGTGACGACCCATCTAAATACGGAGCATCTGCACTGCCACTTTGTCATCAACTCTGTTTCCTTTGTCGATGGGAAGCGTTGCCGGGATACCTCGTGGTTTAAGTTCTATAAAGAAGCTGACCGCATCTGCGAAAAGTACGGTATCAGTACACTCAAGGAACCGGAGCGTTATCCTGATGCAAAGTACCTGACTCAAAAGGACAAAGCCGGTATGCCAACACGCTACAACCTCGCCCGTTCCGCTTTGGACGAAGCTATCGCAATGAGTCACAACCTTCGGCAACTTGAATATCACCTGTCCGAGATGGGCTACACCCTCGGCTCCAATCCCAAGCGGAAATATTGGACGATCAAGGGCAAGGGCGATGAACGCCCCATCCGGTTACACAGGCTCGGTGAGGAATACACCAAAGAGCGCATTACACAGCGTCTCATCGAAAACCGTGACAACATCAACTTTGAGCCATTCCAGCCGAAAACCTACCGATCGAAGCAGTACCGACTCCGAACACGGAGTGACAAAATCGGTAAAGTCGGCGGTCTGTATGGGCTGTACCTTTACTACTGCTACCGGCTCGGCTATCTGCCGAAGTACAAGGCAGGACAACAGAATCACGCACGAGTTCACTATCTTTTCAAAGAGGATCTGATGAAGATAGATGAACTCACCAAACAAGTCACGCTGCTCGGCAAGCGCCACATCGGTACAGACGAGCAGCTATTCTCTTATCATCACTCAGTCGAGGAGCAAATCAAGACCTTAACTGCCGACAGAACGCACCTCCGAAATGAAATACGAAAAGTGAACATCACAGATGCAGAGCTGTCACAGGCAAAGGCAAGTATCTCGCTTCTTACCGAGAAGTTGAAGGAACTCCGCAAGGAGGTCAAGCTCTGTCAGGACATCGCCGTCCGTTCCAAGGTTATCGAGGAAAAGGTGGATGCAGTCCGAGCAGAGGAAGAAAAATCAAAACGAAAGGAGAACCGCAACTATGAACAACGGCGGTGATGCGGCTGAGCAGGTCGTCAAGCTCTCGCTTGAAGGCTTTGAAGTTGCCGCAAAACTTACAGGCTCGGCGGCAAAGAATGTCGCCCTGCTTCTCGTGTCCGTGCTGAAGCAGGAACAGCAGACCAAAGGCAAGGCACGGCTCACCAATATGATCAAGTCCGGCAAGGAACTGAAAGTCTTTTCTATCCCGAACAAGGACTTGGCACAGTTCACCAAACAGGCAAAGCGCTATGGCGTTCTCTATTGTGTCCTGAGAGATAAGAGCGCCAAGGGAGATGATGTACCCGTGGATATTATCGCCCGTGCAGAGGACGCTTCCAAAATTCAGCGCATTGTGGAACGCTTCGAGATCGGCAAGGTCGATAAGGCAGGCGTTATTACGCAGGCGGAGCAGGACAAGGCTGACCGTGAAGCCGTGGCACAGGAAGTACCGACGAAAACGAAGGGAGAGATCATTGTGGAAGAAGCAATGGGAAAGCCTTTGCAGAAAGAAGGTCAGTCCCACGAAAACCCTACGGTCGCAAAGACGGAAAAAAGCCCTCTGTCCGAGCGAAGCTCCGAGATCAGCGGTACGGCTATTGACCGGGGTTCAGCAAAGCAGGCAGACAAGAAGCCTTCCGTGAGAGAAAAGCTGGAGCGCTACAAGGTTGCTGCAAAAGCTGACAAAGAAGCAGACCGTGCCGAGCCTGCGCTTTCCAAGGAGAAAAGCAAGACTCCGGAACCGAACCGTCAGACGGTTCACACCCAGCCGAAAAAGCATAAGAAATCAAAAGAGAGGTAATCAGCTATGACTAACAATTTCACCCCCAAGAAGTCCGGGACCTCGGCTCGTCCGCAGCTCTCCCCAGAGGAATACGCCGCCAAGAAAAAGGCGGAGAAGGATGCCGTGTATCAGATGATCGACGATACCGCTACTGAGATCGTCAGCGACCCCGACAAGTTTAGGGCATATCTCGATACGCAGGCACGAATGGATCGCTACTCTGCCGCCAACGCTCTGCTCATTTATAAGCAGCAGCCGCAGGCAACTCAGCTCAAGGATTTTCGTGATTGGCAGGAGGACGGCGTGAAGGTCAACAAGGGTGCTAAGAGCCTGTCCATTCTTGAACCTGTTGAATATACCAAGAATGACGGCTCTACCGGCATTGCCTACAATGTCAAGAAGGTATTCGATGTGGCGCAGACCAGCGGCAAGAAGCCTGCTGCACCTACCCTTGACCGTGACCCCCGAAAGCTCGTTGCCATTATGCTCGACACGGCTCCCATTGATGTGAGCACTGTGGAGGAGCTGCCTTCTCCTAATATGAGGGCGTTCTATAAGAACGAGGATCAGACGCTTTATATCAAGCGGGACATCGGGGACAGCGTTGCTCTCTGCCAGTGCGTGGCACAGGAGCTTGGTCACGCTCAGCTTGCGATGAACTGTGAAGCATACAGCCGCAGGGATATGGGCTTCTCCGCTGTATGTGTCGGCTATATGCTCTGCCGTAAGTTCGGCGTGGAGGTGAAGAACTTCGCCATTGACCGTATCCCGGAGGAGCTGGCGGGCAAGTCCCCCAAGGAAATTCGTGCGGAGCTTTCCAAGACCCGTTCTGCGATGAGCGAGATCGGCTCCCGTGTGTCGGAGGAAATCTACCGTCGCCGAGCAGACCGAAGCAAAGATCAGGAAAGATGA